CTTTCTTTTCTTCGTCGATTCTGGCCAGTTCTTCGTCGACGTCTGTGACCCACGGGTGATTTTGAAGGATCGTTCGTTTCGACAGAAGACCGTTGCTGTTCACGGCGTTGTTGATAATGTCTGTTTCGTTGACCGGAAGGTCCATATTGAAGACAATATCGAATTCTTCGTTTGTGAAGTCGCCCTGGCCGGTGATCTGGAAGTAAACGTCAATAAACAGTTTCAGACGACGGAATGTGTCTTTCAGTTCTGTTCCCAGGGAATCACAGTCAGCGTCAAGGTCCATATAACGGAAATTGATCGCCGTTCCGCTGGCGTTCCCCAGGTCAGGGTCCTTTGTATCGACAGCGGCCGCAAAGTCGAACAGATCGCGGCGCTGTTTGTCCAGGAAGGCCATGACAGCGTCGATATTTAGATCGGCCTGTAATTTATCCACGCCACCGTCAGACGTGACCTTGATCGCCATGTGTTCTTTCAGGTCTTTCAAGAATTCGGCCAGGTCTTGTCCGCCATAGTTACGAAGAATATAGATAAACTTCGCCACGTCGCGAAGAACATCGGAAGTGACGGACGTCTGCCAGTTGATGTCGTCGATCAGGTCCTTAATATAATAGCAAAGGGGAAGTTCTTCTTCGTTGTATTTCAGCCAGGCGATCGGACACTCTTCCCAGTTGTACGGCTTATTGTCAACGACGAAGTGTGGTTCCGTATAGTCAGACGCTTCGTCGCCGTGTTCTTTGTCGACATAGAAGTTTCCGGCGCCGGTTCCGGCGAAGGCGTCCGTCTTGAACCATTTCACACCACCAGGCCACCAGAATTCGGCGTGTGTGATTATGTGTTTCCTGGTTCCGATATAAATGACCTGGTCATAAAATCGAATAAAGGCGTCCAGTTCCGTTCGTTCAGCGTCGCGCCACAAAGGGACAAGTTCGGTCGAAGGAATACGCATAAATGCCAGTTTCCCGTCCCTGAAATAGGGCTGAATCCAGGCAATACCGGACTTGATCGCGCCTTTTCCCAGGGATTTGATCTTCCGACGGAAGGTCTGGTCGAAGACTTTCGTCAAGGCTTCGCCGTATGCGCTGTTTTTGGTGTCGACCGTCCAGGGCTTCGACAGAAGGTAGTTCGCTTTCTGGTCGACAAGTTTCTTCAAGATCGGGTGTTCGATCTTCGTGTTTGAACGGTTCGCAACGTCAACCGTCTTTCGCTGGACGTCGCTTCGGTTCCTGTAATAGGATTCAGCTTCAAGCATGATCGCGTATTCAGGGGACGCCTTGAATTCACGTATTTCTTCGCTGACGATCTGGGCCAGCGTCATTGTAGCTTTTTCGGGGTCGGACAGAATCATATTGATCCGGTCCATAACAGATAATTCGGCCATTTTTACACCTCACTTCAATACTTCGATAGAAGAACCACGACGTAGACGTTCGACCGAATAACGAAGGGCGGCCATAGCGTCGTCCATAAATTCGACCGGTTCGTCTATGTAAAGACCGGACGTCGGGTCCTTTTTCCATTTCCATTGTTGGACTTCTTTCAGTACATTCACGCATGACGGGTGAATGTGGATTTTCCGGCCTTTCAGCCAGTCGATTTGTGCTTTCACGCTTCCAGGCTCTTTCTTCACAGGGTAAGCGCGAAAGCCAGCCTTTGACCAGGTCTTAATTCTGTCCGGTTCAGCGGAATCGCAGAACATTTCGATCCGTTGGTCGACTTTGTTCTGTTTGGCCAGGCTGATAATTTCTTCGGTGTCCTTTTCAAAGACATAGATTTCGGAACAGATATACACTTCGCCGTCTTTCCAGCCGACGCCCAGAATGGCGTCCGCGTGGTTATAGCCGAAGTCCTGGCCATAATAGAAGGCGTCGAAGTTGTCCTTTCCGGTCTTGAAGTCGTGGACTTCGAAGTTCGTCAGGATTAGGCCGCCCAGTTCGCCCCATTCGCCCAGACCATAGACGCGATAACCTTCGGGGTCTTCTTCGCGGCGTCGTTCCATACGGCGAAAATAGGCTGGGTCTATGAACCGGTTTGTCTTATATGTTGAATGGTGGGCCAGGACGTCCGGATCAGCCTTGTCGAAGTATCGGCCTTTGATCCAGTGCGTCGCGCTGACTGGGTTGAACGTCATTGTTATCTGGTAGTACAGATTCGGATTCAGCTCGTTCAGATTACCACGAAGACGGTCGTCCAGAATGTCAACGTCTTCGGAAAGAAGTTCTGTCGCTTCTTCGCACCATATCCAGACCAGTTTCCCGTTCTTGAAGGTGATCGACTTCACCTTTTCGCGCTGTCGCTGATCTTTGACACCGCGAAAAATGATTCTGTTTCCGGTGATCTTGCATTCCAGCGCAAGCGGATTCAGATTCACTTTCCAGAAGCGGTCGGCATAGGGGCCGAACATTCTGTATATTGCCGCCTGTAATTCGGCGAAGGTACTGTCGCGGTTTGTTTCTTCAATCTTTCGCACGACAAGAAGGTTCGCGCCGGTGTAGGCCGGATCGGACAGTTTCGCGATATAGTCCTGGGCGATATTCACAGACTTTCCGGAACCGGCTGAACCTTTCAGAATCCTATATCGGCCGCGCCATTCGTTGACGGGGCGGAAGACAGGGTTAAACTGTGCCGCCGCCTTGAATTCAATCTTCGCCGCCGTAGTCATAATTGATCACCACCGTTACAGGGACATTTGCTTCGGGATTGTCTTTGAACATTCCCAGGTGACGGCCGCAAAGTTCGAGCGCTTTCAACTTGTCGCACAGTTTGACTTCACGTTCGATCGCCTGTTCAATGACAGGATCACCGTTTTCGTCGAAGTCCTTATGTGGGACATATTTGACCTTCATTCCGGCGATAGCCGCCAGATCGTCGTCGCTGGTGTCCGGCTTTACTTCCGCAGTCTGTAAGTCAAGGACGTCCTTCGGGTTCACAAAGGCGATTCGTCCCAGTTCCCGAAGAACGCGGTCGGCGTTGATTCCGGTTCTTTTGGACCTTTCGGCCATTGCGGTTTCTATGCGCGCGCGAATTTCAGGTTTCGTCAGGTTTTCACTTCCGATACTTCCAGCCGATTCGACAGAATATCCGGCGCGGATCGCGGCCTGTGTCGCGTTCAGGTCGACCAGATATTCTTCACAGAAACGGGCTTGTTTCGGCGTCAGCTTTGCCATGATTCACACCTTCCTTTCTGATTTTCGGTATTTCCTCTGCAATTCGGGTACAAAAAAGACGCTCCCGAAGGAACGTCTTCCTGTACCCTATATCAATGGGAGTGTGGACGCGCAAGTCCACGATGATGTTATACCATATATTTTTCCCGTTGACAGTTGCGTATAGTTGCAAGTAGTTGCAAACAGTTGCACATAGTTGCATAAATTTTTATTCGCGGAAGGCTTTTGACCGTTCAGCCCTGGCGAAAAGCCTGTTCAGGGCGATTTCTCTTTGTCGATAGACAGTTGTTCTTTCGACTTGAAGGAATTCAGCCGCTTCGTCGTATGACCTGTAAGGGTAGTACAGGGCAAGAAGGACGCATTTCGAACGGGTGTCCAGGGTGTAGACCAGGTTTTGAACCTCTGTGATCTGTTGAAGTTGGCGTTCCAGGTTGCCGATCGCTTCGTTTGCTCTTTGTCTTCTTCGGTCGCGCTTGTCGACCATGCGAACCAGTCTTCCGTCTGGGTCAGGTGAAGACTGGACGCGGACGCCGGCGTCGGATAACTGACTGGACGGGTAAGCCGATTCAAGAATGAATTCCAGGTCGGCTTCCAGGGCTTCCTTTTCGGCGGCGATCTGTGCTTCTATGACACGCGCTTCCTGATCATGGTTCCGAAGGATTTCCATGACCCTTGTTCTGACTTTGTTTTCTTTGGGTTTGTCCATGTATCTTCACCGCCTTTCCCCAGTCTATTTTCAGAACGGAATATCTTCGTCGGTCACTTCGAAGCCTTCGGACGTCATGGCGCTTTCGGCGTAGCTTCCGGCGGCGCTTTCCTTTTTGGCGTCCGCAAAATAGACAGAATCGGCGACGATTTCGACGGCCTTGTGTTTTCCGCCGTCGTTATCTTCCCAGGATCGGGTCTGTATGCTTCCGACGATTGCGACGCGCTGGCCTTTGGCGAAGTGCTTCGCGACGAATTCGGCAGTCTGGCGCCACGCGATAATATTGATATAGTCGGCCTTGTCGCGATTGAAGCGGCGGTCGACTGCCAGTGTGAACGACGTGACGGCCGTTCCTTGTGGCGTGTATTTCAGTTCGGGGTCGCGTACCAGGCGCCCCATAAGTTGACACTGATTCATTGTGTTTCCTCCCTTCGGGATCAGAATTTCTTTCCGTGTTTGTACGGGCGGCCTTCATTGTAGGCCATTTTGATTTCGATTACTTCTTCCAGGTCGATTTCCAGGTGTCCGCAAAGGTCCGCGATCCGGATCACCGCGTCAGCCAGTTCGACGGCCACGCCTTCGGGCTTTCTGCTTCTGTACTTGCAAAGGCTTTCTTTGCCGTACATAAGACATTCGGTTTCGTCTTGTGGGGTGCAAATAAAGTTATCGCTTTCGTTACAGGCGAACCAGACGTCAGGGTTCCCGTTGCGTTCTTCTTCCAGGGCTTCGGAAAGTTCACTGTGAATCAGTGCGATCGCTGTTCCAAAAGGAATCAGAAATAACTTTGATTCGGATTTCCTGGCGGCCGAAGCGAAGGGCGTCTTCGTGACTATTGAAGAATACGTCGATCTTCTGGCCGCTTATGGCTCCGCCGCGATCCTGGACAGTCCGTTCGCCTATGCCTTCTATGTAAAGGATAGTTCCTGGCGAATAGACGGACCAGTCGGCCGCGATTGTGACGCCTTCTTCGGCTATGGCTCCGCTGGCCGTGTAGACGATACCGTCAGGGCGGTTCAGCGCCCATTTTCCACAGCATATTTCACAAGGACAGTAAGCCGTCGCCACGGCGTCGATCCATTCTTCCAGTTGTGTGGTTGGTTCATTTTCTGCAATGGCCACAGACGGCGCCAGAATGGCCGTGGTTTCGTTTAATTCTTTCGGTGGGATAATTCCTTCGACGACTGCTTTATCGTCAGCCAGGGCGAAGGACGCGCCCACCAGGACCATTCCCAGGGTGATTGTAAACAGTCCGATCTTGAACCTTTTCAGTCTTGTCATTTGTTTTCACCGCCTTCCACTTCGTCGCCCCAGGAATCCCAGCCAGGGGCGGTCTTTCTTGCAAATAGTTCGATCATTGATCCCCCCCCCGCAAGCTGAACGATCCTGTCACGGGCTTCGGCCGGCTTTTCGCTGTGACGGCCGATCGGGGCGTCGATTATGCTATGGACTGACGCTGACGCGCGCTTCGGTTTGCCTTTTGTGGCCAGAAGGCAGATTTCCGCGTTTGCGCGTGTCCAGTTCCCCAGGCCCCAGAACCAGGAACGCGATTTCCGGTTTCGCTTCACCCAGACGAAGGCGGCTGTTTTGTACTGGAAGCCCCAGCGACGGATCGTTTCCAGGGCGACGTCCAGGTTCGGGAATGTGGCCCACAGGAACAGAAGGCAGTCGTCTTCGGCTATATCCTGAACCGGAAGGGAATAGATGTCTTCCGGCTTCATTGTGCGGTAGTGTCTTTCGACGTTTCGCGTCTTTCCACCGGCCGCGTAGTTCCACGGCGGATCGGCGTATATTACCGAATATTTCTTTTCTGGAAATGGTATCATTCGGAATCACCTTCTTCCGGAATTGCTTCGAAGCAGTCACAGCGGACGACACGATCGTCGTCAGCGTGAATCGGGGAAGGAAGGCCGGCGTCGGTCCGTTCTATGAATTTTATACAATAGTCGCCGTCGCGGCGCTTTGCCTTGTCCTTGACGTATTGAATATGACGGCATTTCTTACACGAAAAGTCATATTTCCACTTCGGAAGGTTTGATTTCTTCTTTTTCATTCAGGCCACCGCCTTTTCGGCTTCTTCCAGGGTAAGGAATACGCTTCGGCCTATGTCGTTTTCGGTGAACTGGTACGTCTGGAAGTTTGCCTTTATATTTCCGCGAAGCACGTTGAAGAAGAAAAGTCTGTCGGCGTTGATTCCGATAAAAATGACCTTTGCTTTCACAGGTTTTCGGCGGTATATGACATAGACGTCACCGTCCAGGACTACCGGCGGAAGTAAACCGCCGGCGGCCTTAAAATCGGCCAGAAGGTCGCACGCCAGGAAGTCCATGACGCCTTTTCCGATTTCGTATGTGTGCCGGTGTTCGTTGGCGTGATATGCGATCCTGGCTTTTATGCGGTCCATTATGGCGTTTTCGTTTTTCATTACGACACCGCCTTTCTGGCGGCCAGGTTTTCCGCTGACCGTTTGTCACAGTAAGCAGAAAAGGCCATTTCGCGGATCACGTCGGGGATCAGAAGTGAAAGGTATTCGTCGCCGTAGCCGTCTTCGCCCCATGTGCGGCCGGCGCTTTTGTTGGCGACTTCCAGTTTTCTTCTGGCGTAATGCTCTAAGTATGCGAACAGGTCTTCGTCGATTTCGAAGCCCATTTCTTTTTCGACTTCCAGTTGAAGGGCGGATTTGTTACCCATTGTTTCGACCTCCTTTCAGGCTGTCCGGCATTTCGGACGGAAGGTCCGCCTGGTGGATCAGGACAAGGTCGCTTCTGTCCACCAGGGAACCGTCGTGAAAGTGCGCGAAGACGCCACTGTTCAGGTTGACCGCTGTGTTCGGCTTCGTGGTCTTGATCAGGGCTTGTCCCTGATGTTCGAAAACGTCGCCGGCGGCGCATTGCTTAAAAGTCGTCTTCTTCATCGTCGTCACCGTCTTCCTGGCCTTCGGCGATTCTGCGAAGGACTTCTTCGACAAGCTGTTTCGAAGTGAATTCGGCCAACAGGGCGGAAGTGGAAAGTTCAACCTGGTCAGGCTCCACGGATAACGCGATCCCAGATTCCACGAAGAAAGCCGGCCGAACGCCATAGCGGCCATAGTACGCGAGGTCGCTGAGCAGACTGCCGTCCGTGCCGACACCGCGCGCACGGTCCGCGCTGCTGGCGTACGGGGTGATCAGCCACCACCAGTCGTCAAGTTCAAGTAGATCCTGATCGGCGTATTTCTCATACATGGTTTGCGTCAGAAGCGCGATCTTTGCCTGAATAATTCCGTAACCTTCGCCGCCCTCATGGTCAGCCAGGGACCAGTCGGCCGTCAAGATGTCCTTTGAACGGATAGGGCCTTCGGCCTGGTCGAATGTAGCCAGAAATTCGGTATTCAGTTCACGGTTAAGATTTGAGAAGCGCCAGTCGTTCGGATTTGCGGCCGGCTTTTCCGGTCTGGTCTTGAACGGCTGATCCGCGAAGTGGCGGTCAGCGATACAGGTATCGGCGATCAGAAGGGTTCTTCCGTCGGCGAAGTGTTCCAAAACGCGGACGTCGATCGGTCCGGCGTTGAATACGGTTCCAGGTGCAAGGTCTTTCAATTTTGCGCGTACAGTCATTTTTTGTTTCCTCCTTCAAATTCTTCGATAACGACTTCGACACGGGGGTTTTTCGGGTCCACAGCGAAGTCGTCAGTAAAGTGTTCAATGTGTTTCCAGCCGTCATTTTGAAGAACGCCGGCATGGACAAGGCTGTCCTGAATGAACTTCTTCGCGAAAGCGATATTGTCTTTATCTCTCCGGCGGTTCGGTTCGATCCAGGTGTAATGTATCACCACGGGACGGGTGAAGCGGACGCCGCGAAGCTGGGTTTTGATCATGTAGCCGATTACGTTTTCAGCCTGTTTCTTCATGTCGGCGGCCTTGTATTTGCCTTTGGCGCCGCGTTCAGCGTCCACATATTCGTTCAGTCCTGGCAGAAGGCCAGGGATTGTCAGTTTATAGTGTTTCACTCTGTCACGTCCTTTCAAGCCCCAGAAGGCGCTTCGCCTTGTCGCGGCGTTCTTGTGCGTTCTGGGTTCTTCTGGAATCTCCGGCCAGTTTCAGCCTGATCGGACACATTTCCAGAATTCGGTCATAAATTCGGGCATATCCCAGGGACGACGGGTTTTGAAGGTCGGCCAGGGAAAGGTTTGTCGTGACGATCAAGGGCTTTCCGGTGCGGCTTCTGGCGTCTATGACGTTGAAGACCTGTTCCACGGAATAGGACGTGTCCCTTTCGACGCCCAGGTCGTCGATGACAAGAAGGTCATATCGGGACAGCTTGTCCAGGAATTCCTGTTTATCTTCGCCGAAGCCTTGAAGTTTGTTCAGGATTCGGGGAAAGTTCGTCACGCTGGCGCGGACCTGTTTGTCGATCAAGGCGTTTGCTATGCAACAGGCCAGGAATGACTTTCCGGTCCCGACGCCGCCATAAAACAGAATTCCGATATTGTCGGCCTTCATTTCCGGCCAGTGTTCCACATAGCGGCGGCACACGTCGGAAATTCTGGCGTTGCGGTTGTCGTCCTGGGTGAAGTTCTGGGACAGGTACGACGGATCAGTGATCCCGTCTTTGCGAAGCCGTTCGCATTGCTTCCGGAATTCGGCGGCCTTTTCTTCGGCTTCACGTTGGCGGCTGGCTTCTGATTCGCACTTGCACAGGTGCGGAACGCGAAGCGTTTTTTCGCCGATCGTGATGTCGCCTTCTTTCCTGGTGTGGCATTTGCCACAGCACAGGAAGCCTTCTTCGTCGCGGTAGTCGCCTTCGGCGCCATTGTTCGCCCTACCTCTGGCGGCGATACCTTCGACAGCGGCCGTCCAGATATTGTCGGCCATGATTATTCACCGTCGTCCAGGAAGTCTTCGCCGTCGTCGTAGTTCTTGACGGTGGTCGGCTTCGGGGACGGTATAACTTCGGCGCGGTCATATTCGTTCCAGCGTTCACCGCGAAGGAATGTCGCCGGATATGGAATAAAGCGGCCGTCGTCCTTTGTCCACTGTTCAGAACACTTCCAGCGTTCCACACCCTGGACAATCTTGTTTGTCAAGTCTGGGTTAGGGCGAATTTGATTCCAGACCTTCACGGCGTCTTTCTTGCCGACTTTTCGTGGATAGACTGACCAGAACTGGTCAAAAGTGTTGTCCACTCCGGCGCCGCGTTGCGCCGATACTCGTTTTCGTTTCTCGTTTACGTTTTCGAATACGTTTTCGTTTACGTTTACGGAAGAATCTGCTTGCATTTGCGCGCAAGTGTTAGAATTATCACTTGATACCTCTTGACTGCAAGTGTTATCAAATTCTTGCGGTAGTGGGTATTTGGGTTTTGTTGCGCGCCTGTTCTGGTGTTTGTCCCAGGACAGAAGTTTCAGGTATTGCCGACCGTCTTCGGCTCTGTATGTAGCCACAAGGCCACCGTTCACAAGTTCAGCCAGCCAGGAAGACACCTTCTTTTCGGTCGGTACGTTCAGCGGAAAGAGAAGGGAAGCAAGGATTTTCGGGCTTCCGTAGTACAGGCCGAAGTCGTCCGCTTTTACGATCAGACGATAGAACAGGACTTCGGCTTCCGCCGATAAGTACGCCAGACTTTCAGACGTACATATTGATTCTTTCAAAATGCGGCTGGGCATTTATGACACCACCTTTCACGCGTTTTTCTGACAGGCGCGGCACATTTCACGGCCGAATTTGTTCATGGAATAGCGGCGTTCAGCTTCGCTGATAGGGCCGCCGCACACGGGACACGCGGCGCCGCCTGTCTGGGCGCTGTTTTGCGGTTGTGGTGCGGTTCTTTGCTGTTGGTTGGTAGATTGTCCACCCTGGGCGTTCTGCCCGTTCGTGGCGCTCTGTGTGGCTTGTGGCGCCGGTGCGTGTCCGTTCATATTGAAGCGGACTTTATTGTTCCGGTCGACGATTACCAGGTCACAGATTTCGCGGCGTTCGTTATAGGCGATCTTCGATACCTTGAACTTCGTACTGGCGTAGCACTTGAAGACTTCCTTCTGACCCTGGCGTTCGGGATAGAATTCACCGTCAGCCAGTTCGACATAAATGAAAGGGCCTGTATAAAGTTCGCGGCCGATCCCGACGTTGAAGCCGGCACGTTTGAAGCTGTCGGACGCCTGGCCTTTTTCCTTTTCGGTGTTGCTCTCTGTTCCGACGTCCTGTTTTCTGACCCAGGTCTTTTTTTCGTCGTCCCAGATGTCGATATTACAGAACAGGTTTCCGTTGATTACTTCGTGGGTTCTCTGCCAGTTGCCAGGCCCGAAGACCTGGTCCAGGATTCGCATATCGACGCGCGCGTCCTTGTAAAGCAGAAGGACGGCGCCGACGCGGCCGGTCTTTGCTTTGCTGACCGACTGAACGCGACAGTCAATGTCTTGTTCGGTAAGAAGGGGAATCGAAAGTTCTTTCATTGCGGTTCCTCCTTATTTGATTTGAAGGTTTCGGTTCTCCACAAGGGAAGCGCCGGACACTTCCTGGCCGGACTGGATCGCCTTCTTGATCGCGGTCTTGTCCGGTTTCGTTGTAACGGTTTCAACAACGAAGTCAGCCGGAAGGGCCTTTTCGTCGTCAATGCTTACGGCCACAGACTTTCGGAAGGAAACGCGAACCTTTGTGGTTTCGACCTTGTCACGGCCGGCGGCGTCCAGACACGCGGTCAGGACATTCTTCAAATAGTCGATTCGCTTTTCGGTCTGCTTGCGGCGCTTTGCCAGGTTGGCTTCTTCGGCTTTCAGGTCGCCGATAAAGACTTCGGAATTCTTGATGTAGCAAGCGACAGCTTCGCTTTTTTCTTCGAAGGCTCCGGACAGTTCGTCCAGTTCTTCGGCGTTCAGGATTTCGCCGGTTTCTTCGTCGATTTCCAGGTTGTCAAGGACCTTCAAATACTTGTCAGTGATTTCGTACAGGGTGTTATTCATTTTCGGAACCTCCTTCCAGGGTTGCGACCTTCGCTTCAAGGTCTTTTACTTGCTGATCGGCTTTCTTGTAGCGGTCGAACCAGTCGTTCGAACACTTCTTTTCATATT